AAACAATGTGCAGCGTCTTGTGCTGGGCGGTGTCGTCGGCCAAATCCTCGCCGCCGAAGTCGATGCTAAAGCGATACTGGCCGGCGCTGCGGTCGGGGAGCACCTGCACACCTCCGCGAGCAAGGAAACGCATCTCGCAAACGGCGAAGTGGTCGCCCATGCAGTCCCAGGGCTGGATGACTTCGGTAGCCTTGGCCGGCACGTCGGGGCGCCACGTGATCGCCTCGATCGGGAGCAGGTAGCTCATGCCGCCCAAAGGCTCCTTGAAGTTGCACTGAAACCAGAGGCTCGAGCCCCGCCGGCATCGCACAGCATGAGCGATGGCCTCGAGGTACGTGCCGTGCCCGGCAGCGAGATCTTGAAGATACTCGCCCCGAACGTAAGCTCTCATGATAGGGATGTTGTCGAACAGATACGCCATCACGCTGCCCTCTTAAGCTGTCTGACGATCGTCCTGCGCTGCGTTCTGAACCGCCGGCGAGCCTTGTGCTTCTTGGGCTTGTACGCTTTGAGCAGCACGAGCTGTCGGCATAGGTCCAACCGGTCGGTGATGGTCATGGCGCCCCCCGTCTGATGCGCAGTGCAGTCTGTGCAAATGCGAGCCGTTCAGCCGTGGCCCGGTCGAGCCCTTCGCAGTATTCGAGGATGGCCGCCCGCTCTTCGTAGTAGTCGCGGGCATCGGAGGCGAATGTGGAGGGGTTCATGCCGCCCCCATCAGATCGAACAGGGAGCCTCCGGCAACGCTATCCTCGGCCGCCCCGATGAACTTGCATGCCTGACGCCAGTAGCTCTCCTTGAGCTCGAACCCGATAAACTTGCGGCGGGCCTTGAGCGCGCTCACACCCTCGCTGCCAATCCCCATGAACGGCGACAGCACCACGTCTCCGGGGTTTGACCATAGCCGGATGGCACGCTCACTCAGGTCGAGCGGCATTGGGCAAAGGTGGCGCTCGGCTTCGGCATCACGCGCAACTTTCGCGTTGAGCACGTCAGTCTCGCGCGTGTCCATCCACACCGGATCGGCCCATGCCTGCCAGATGTCGAGCGGGAATTCGCGCGGGTCGTGAACTATCGGCGGCGTCTCGTCCATGCCGTCGGCCCACTTCCGGAACGTCACGAGGTACTCGGGATTGCCCGACCGAACGCGAGCTGCGTCGGTGCGAAAATTCTTATACAGCAACCCGTCCGGCTTGGTCTTTTGCATCTCCTTCACGGGACAACGCCAGATCGTATGCCGAGAGTGGAACGTCCAACCCGCATCGACGTGCGTGCGGATGCACTCGCCCGTGAAATCGCGCATACCCCTGTCGCCCTTGTCGCTGGCGTTGGAGTAATATACCAGATCCTTGATGTGGATAGACGACAGCCGGCCAGGCTTGGTCACGCGCAGCTTCTCGCGCACGAGGTGCGAGTACGTCGCCTGAAATTCCTCGTCCCCATCGACGTTGCCCATGTCTCGCACGCTCTCGCTGTAGATGTAGAGCGACGAAAACGGCGGCGAGTACACCGAGTAGTCGATCGAGTTGTCCGGCAGATCCTTGATTGCCTCGACGCAATCTGCATGCGCGGCGGTCCAATGCTCGCCCTGCGCCTGATTAAGGATGGTTTTATTGTTCATGCTGATCGGCTCCACGTGTTGACCCATGCAGGAATAGTGAGGTTCATTGTAGGCTTGTAGTCGTCGTATACTTTTGACTTGGACATCGCCCGCTTCATGGCGGCGCGCATGGCGTTCTTCATGGTTTCGTGGTCGCCGCTCTTGCGGTTCACAACATCCCATATCGCTTTTTCGGTGTCTGCCATCGCGACATGGATATGCACGGGCCGTTGCTGGCCAAATCGATATGATCGACGGATCGCTTGATAAAAACTCTCGTAGCTGAACGACAGCCCGACAAACGCCTGCCTCGCGCAATGCTGCCAGTTGAGCCCGAACCCTGCGATGCTGGGCTTGGTGACGATGACGCGGGCCTGCCCGGTCGAAAACGCAACGAGGCGTTCTTCCTTGACCTCGGAACGCATCGAGCCGCGCACCTCCATGGCGTCGGGTATGCGGTTGGTAAGTTCGTCGGCCTCGTAGTCGGTGTCGCACCAGATAATCCACGGCTCGTCTGGTTCGGCAGCGACGACGGCTGCAATCTCGTCGGCCCTAGCCGAAATCGTCAGCCGCTTTTCACGATGGATCGAGGTTGCCGACGTTTCCGGCATGCGCAGCAACCTCGCCTGCCCGTCGCGTTCCTCGCCGGCATCGGCCGAACGATCGGCCTCAACAATGTGCTTGTGCATGACCATCTCGGGCAGATCGAAGCCGTCGTCGGCGTAACCGACGTCACTCGGCTTGGCGATGCAGCGTGCCCAGCTTGCGACCCAATCCCAAAACGGGCCAACTGCAGCTCGCTTCAACCGATACTTGCCCATGTTGGTTTGGTCCGCAATGAACCACCGCGCCAGCATTTCGTTGCTGTCCATCACGCCCAGGAATTGCGAGTGCTGGCCAAGCTCCATGTGGTCGTTCGGTGCCGGCGTCGCCGTGCACGCCATGCGGTATGGCGTCCGCGCGAACAGCGATATCAGCGCCCGCGTCGTCGATCCCGTGAAGCTCTTGAGTATCGAGCTCTCATCGAGGATCACGCCCGCGAACTGACCCGCATCGAACTTGTCCAGGCGCTCGTAGTTCGTGATCCAGATGCCGGCGCCCGTGATCTCGTGAGGCTCCCGGACATAGCGGGCGTCGATGCCGAATTTGTCGGCCTCGCGTTGGTGCTGCGGGCCGACTGCCAGCGGCGCCAGCATCAGCACGGGCTTGTTCGTGTGCTCGACGATCACGCGGCCCCATTCGAGCGCACAAAACGACTTGCCAAGGCCGGTATCAAGAAACAGCGCCGCGCACCCTGCGCGCAACGCAAACTCCGTCGAATGCCGCTGGTGCTGAAACATCGCGGAGTTGAGGTCTGGGATTTTAGTGAGGCCGCGCGCCGTGAATGTGACGGCCTTGCGTGAGATCAAGTCGTGATAATCAATCAAGCTCATGACGGCTCGCCCTCCCCTTTATATTCCATCAGCACGCTGTAACTTCCATGATGACCATGGAGACCGGAGACGACGATCCATCCGCGCTTTTCGTAGTCGGGCACTTCGTCGAAAGTGACGTAGCAGAGATAGCTGATCATTCGGTGGCCCTCCCAAGCACGCGATCGGCAATGACGTGCCGGCGATCGATCATTTTTCCGGCAAGCCCGAGTAGCGCCGTGTGCATGATCCCCATGTCGATCGAGCCGGTGGAACATCGGTCGATAAATTCTGCATTTTCGCGCAGCACGTGCACTTCATGGCTCTGCGGAAACCGCCGCTTGACCACCAGGAACTCGCGCAGGCCGTTGGCCCAACCTTCGTGACAGGCGGCAATGCCCATCGGGCTAGTGGACATCGCTTTCTCGGCAGCTTCTGCCCTCTGATTCCAGTCGCCGGCATCAGCCTCCTGGTGGGCCATGCGCTCGGGATAGACGATCTCGGCAGCCTGAATGGCGTAGCGGCGGATCGTGGCCGGCAGCGGAAAGGCGCGTTCCTCGTGATTGTCGCGGATCAGCTCGTACGCTTTAGCGAGAACCCGGTGGTCGATGCCTTTTACGATGCCGATCATTTCTTTGAGCCACAGCCCTTGCTCGTCGGGCGTGTTGTGGCGCTTGCCGTAGTGGCGGGACAGGGCGTCGATAAACTCAGCCGGCTGCATGGGCCGCCTCCTCCGCTACGATCTTCGCCAGCGCTTCGGAGAGCGTCGGCATCGTGCGACCCGATGGCTCCGCTGCCGACCGCGAGCCCTGCAAACTCGGCTTGTTGGCAGCAACAGCGGCCTGATAGCGTTCGTCCCGATCGAGCTTGTCGCCAGCGATGCGAGCGAGCTGGCGATCCACCTGAGACCGGATCGGTATCCGGCTCTGCGGCTGGATCGAGACTTGCCGCAGCGCGAGGTCAAGCCGTTGCTCGTTGCCCCCGAACTGATTGAGCCAGAACGTTCGGGTTCCATTGACGAGGCGGACGGTGCCGGCCTCGGTGTAAATCACGCCCTCGTTCTCGTCGGCTGGGAGGAAAGCTGTTCGCAGATCGATGGGCTGAGCGACAGCGTTACCGTCGTCGTCCCCTTGGGGGACTTTAGGGGGTTCTTTCTCTGTATCTGTATCTGTATCTGTATCTGGGGCGTTAGCCTGCGTTACAGGTGCGTTACACTGCGTTACAGGATCAACAGTTTCGTTACTTTCCAGCCTCTTGCGTTCCCGAAACCGTTTCACGCGTTCCGCCGAGTTGTCCTCCCGTTTCGGCTGGCGCTTCTCCCAGCCGGTCAACTGGAGGCCGTCGAGAGTCTTGCCCTGCATGGCTTGGCGGATCGCTGCAACGTGCTCGGCATCGCTGTCGAGCGCGGCCGCGACCACCTCATCGTCCCAGCCGTCCAGGGAGCCCGTCTGGCTTGCCGAGGTCAGCATCACCGTGAAGACGGCAAGCACCTCGCTAAGTGGCCGGCCTGATCGCTTGGCGACAACGCGCCACTTCGGATCGGTCGGCATATCTGCCCACAAGCGGACCCAGCTCATTGTGCGCTCTCCCGCTTGCAATTCGTGGCAAATCGCGGCATACGTTGTTCGTCCTTTCTGGGATGTCGATGTCTGCAACGCCCTCTGAGCGGCCCGCCTTTGCCCGGCGGGCCGTTTGCCTTTTCAGGCTGGCTCGAGAAATTCAGTGACGTTGGCGTGGGCGTGTGTCTCACCGAGGATCACGGTCGAGACGTTCGCAAATGTCCGCAGCGGCCTCAGATCAGCCAGATAAGCTGACGTGTAGACGCGGGCGGCGTGGTGCTCGCAGTAGGGCAGGCCGGAGACCGACTGGCAGCCACAGAACCCGTGTCCCAGCCGGTCGTCATAGGCGATCGAATACCGGCACTGGTGGGGCTCGAGGTCGAGCAGATGCACCAGGCCGGAGGCCCTGCGCTCGTCATCAAATGCAGTCGGAGACGGCATCTCCGCAGGCTCCCAAGGGATACCGGACGGCATGCCCGTGATGGCCGATCGGATGCGTTTCACGGGTTTCGGCTGAGCGGGGCGCGGCATCAACGCTTGCTTGCGCGGGCGGGCTCTCCTGCGGCTCAAGTTGCCAGCGTCCTTGCGATCAGCGCGGCCGGTAAGCCCGAGGCGGTGCACCTTGCCGATCACGGCGTTGCGCGAGACATTCCCAAGAATGTCAGCAATCTGACTGGCCGGGAGACCTCTTTGCCATAGCGCCCGGCACTTCTCTGTCCGTTCATCTGTCCATGTCATAGTTCTGCCCCTCAGTGCGGCATGAATGCGCGATGCCTGACGTGCACCTCCGCCCCGTCAGCCTCAGTCCAGTGAAGCCAGTCGTGTGCGATGAGATCATCGAGCAGCTTGGCCATGTCCGGCCCCCACGTCCGACGCTGCGGAAGCTGATCCTTCGTCCGATGCAGCACGATCCACATCGGTTTGCGCTTCGCGGTGTTGCGCGCGGGTGCCTCGTCAACTAAATTGTGCATCGTTGGTCGCCCTCCTACGGCGGCGCGTATGACGGTGGAGCATGCTCTATCGAGAGACCCCACCAGGGCGGCCTCGCTGGTCACACAGCGGGGCCGTTCGTTTGCCGGCTATCGCCAGCGGGAGACGATCGGGCGATGGAATCTCAGCGCGGGCCGCCCGGCAGGGAAGGCGTCGCTGACGTCTATGCCTTGCGGACATAGCCACCCGATCGCCTGCCGCTAACGGCAGACGTGACGCAGACGCTACGGGTACTGATTACTGACTACGCGGCGAGCCGCTCACTCACACGGCGGCGCCGGAAAGGGCCGGGATCGTCGCC